GCTGACGAAGTTCGCGGAATCCAGCGGCAAACCATCGCCTAAACCCATTTCCAAGGTTCCGGCACCTGTCGAACCAGTCAATGGCGGCGCCAAGACGTCCACCCGGCTCGATGATCCTGACATGTCGATGGATGAATTCGGGCCGAAGTTCCTCGCAACCATGGCGAAACACCGCCGCTAACTGAGGGCGCTCCCCGCGCCTTCACAACGCATGAAGCCGACCGAGAGGCTCAAACCTCGGGCTCCAGTCTACCGGGACGTAAAACCGGGTTCCGCCCAGCAATTATACCGCGGCTCCGGGCTCCGCAGAACCTCGCAGTGAAAGGACTGCGTGATCGCAACCCGATGCGCCTCGTGCGCTCATGGAGCCCAAAATCATGGCTAACGTAATTCTCACGATCGATATGATCACCAAGGCCGCTGTCGCCTTGTTCAAGAACAGCAACATGTTCATCCAGAACATCGACACGCAATATGACGATCAGTTCGCCATCGACGGCGCGAAGATCGGCGATGCACTGCGTATCCGCTACCCGAACGATTACACCGTTCGTAAAGGCACTGCCTTCTCTGCCCAGGATACGGCGGAAAAGTTCACCTCCCTCAAGCTTCAGACCCAGATCGGCGTGGACGTCTCGTTCTCGACCGCTGAACGTACCCTGAAGATCGAGGACTATTCCTCGCGCATCCTCATGCCGATGATGAACAACCTAGCCGGCGGTGTCGCAGCCGATGTCATGGCCGGCGCCGAAACCGGCATTTGCAATTTCGTGTCGAACACGGATGGCAACGGCAACATCATCTCTCCGACCTCCAACACGGTCCTGAAGGCAAAGGCTCTCCTTGAGCAGAATTCCACGCCTCAGGTTCCCCGCCGCAAGTTGGTGCAGGGTCCGAACACCGAAGCAAACCTTGTCGGCACGCTCTCCGGCCTGTTCAACCCGACTCCTGCAATCTCCGAGCAGTATCAGTCCGGTGAAATGAAGTCTGCCCTCGGGTTCGACTTCTACATGGACCAGACCGTCATCAACCATGTCACCGGCACGTTCTCAGCCGGCGGCACGGTCAATGGCGCTGGCCAGACCGGTTCGACGGTCACCGTCAATGCCATCACCGGCACGCTTGCCGCTGGCGACATCATCACCATCGACGGTGTCAACTCGGTCAACCGCGTCACCAAGCAGTCGAACGCCAAGGTTCGCCAGTTCGTTGTCACCGCCGCCGTTGCGACCGGCGGCACCTCGATCCCGGTCTATCCGGCGATCATCCCGTCGAGCGGCGGCGTTGCGGTGCAGTATCAGACCGTGGACGTCTCCCCGGCCAACGCTGCCCAGGTTCGCCTCGTCAGCCTGCCGAGCGAAGTCTATGCGAAGAACATCGCATATGCTCCGGAAGCCATCACCATGGCAACCGCCGACCTCGTTATCCCGAAGGGCGTCCACGAAGCCGCCCGCAAGGAATACAACGGCATTTCCATGCGCATGGTCACGGCCTACCAGATTGGTACCGATCAACTGGGTACACGCCTAGATGTTATATACGGTTTCACCTATCTTCGCCCCGAATGGGGAGTTATATTGGCGGATGTACCGTGATAGCATATCAACGTTTTGAGCGTTGACAATTATACTTTAAGGGAGTCTAGTCAAGGTTGTTCGCAACCAACAATAGGCTCCCTTAATGGCTACCGTGATTGACAGAATAGGCCAGACGTTTGGGCATCTGGTCGTAATAGAGAGAGGTCCGCCGACCTCGTCAGGTTCTTCTTGGCAATGCCAATGCAGGTGCGGGGAAGTGATTACCGTCACAGCCTCAAACTTGAAGAAGGGCCAAACACAGTGCTTCGAATGCTCCTCTGAGAGCAAAAGACAAGATCTTACCGGTAAGCGGTTTGGTCGGCTTGTAGTGAAGGAATTCTCTCACAGCTACCTAGCGAGGCCGTTTTGGGCATGCGTCTGCGACTGTGGCAATGATACCGCTGTCATGGCTCAATCATTGACCAGAGGGAATACGACATCCTGCGGGTGTTTCGGACTTGAGCAGCGGAATGCCGGCAAACGTACGCACGGGATGACGAAACACCCGTTGTACGACACATGGACGAATATGAAGCAGCGTTGCTTCAACCTCAAGAATCCGAACTACGATCGCTACGGCGGTCGCGGGATTACAGTTTGCGAGAGGTGGATGGCGTTCGAAAGCTTCGTCGAGGATGTTCAATCATCGTGGACTAAGGGGCTGACAATTGAGCGAACAGACGTCAACGGCAATTACGAGCCGGGTAACGTCGAATGGATACCTCAGCGCCTCCAACCTAGAAATCAGCAGGATACGATCAAGGTCATACTACATGGCGAAGAAATCAGCCTGACCGAGATTGCTGAGAAATACGGCATCAACAAGCAAACCCTACGATCCCGGTGGAGAGTAGGAAAAACAGGTGATGACCTCATCAAATGACTGACCAACAAGGAAATAGGATAGGGCGGCGCAGGTCGCCCTCTCTTCCGGCTGAGTATCCGAAACTGCTCTATCATTGCCAGACAGGCCAGATCGCCCGCGTTCTGAGCTGCTCAGAAGAGGCCAACCTTGGCCCCGAATGGGGACCGGCGCAAACCGATGTCCGGTATTCCAAAACTCCCCCTCCGATCATGAGCGAGCCCAAGCGGCCTCCCGTCTTCACGATCAAAATCCCCGGAGATGATCAATGAGCGACATTCTCGAATACCCGAAGGCGATCTATTCGTCTGATGGCAAGTTTGCCACGGTCGGCAGCAAGGATGCGGAAGATGCGCAGCGCGACGAATGGGGTGAAGCGCTCCTCGCCGATACTCCAAACCCGCTGTCGCTGAAGATGGACCAGAATCCGGTTGCTGATCTTACGCCGTCTCTTCCGGAGAATGTGCCGGAGACTGCCGAAGAACCCGAGGCCGCATTGCCAGGATCTGGTGATCTTCCGGACGGCGAAACCCATCAGGACGCTCCTGCCGTCGTCGATGAGCCGCGCGAGACTGTCGAAGAACCGGCGGCTGAACCGCAGGCATGACGGATATCCAAACCTATCCCATGGCGCTCTATCACCCGAAGACCGGCAAAATGAAGCTGGTCGCGGACGAGCAAGAGCACATGGAAATCCTCTCGGATTGGGAAGGCGAAAACCCTCCTGAACTGGTGAAGAACAAGGGCGGTCGCCCAAGGAAGAACCCATGAGCACCGCGCGCGATCTGATCACGCTGGCGCTGAAAGATGCCGGTATCAACGGCGTCGGACAGACGCCGGCGGCCGAAGACATCAATGATGGCCTGACGCGGCTGAATTCGATGATCGCGCAATGGGCACAACGCCGTTGGCTGGTTTATCATTTGGTTGACGTGGTGTTTCAAGCGACTGGAGCCTTGTCGTATTCCCTCGGCGCCGGCGGTGATATCCCGACAACTCGCGCGGCACAGATCGAAGCCGCGTTCTTTCGCCAGACGGCCGGCGTTCCCGGAAACCTCGTCGATTATCCGCTGGATGTCCTCTATTCGCGCGAGGAATACAACCGCATTGCGCTGAAGGCCATGAGTGGTTTTCCGGAACTGCTGTTCTACGATTCCGGCTGGCCGCTTGGAAACGTCTTCATCTGGCCGGTTCCGTCAAACCTCTATGAAATCCACCTTTCGATCAAATCAACGCTGCAGACGTTCGCCAATCTGACGGACAGTTTCAATCTGCCTCCGGAATATGAGGAAGCGATGCGGCTCAACCTCAGCATCCGTCTTCGCGTTGCCTATCAGCTTTCCCCGGATCCCGGCTTGAACGGTCTGGCCAAGGTAGCGCTGAACACGATCAAGAACGCCAATGCGCAGATACCGACGCTGCAATTGCCGCGGTTCCTCGTTGGTGGCAACCGGCCCTACAATATCTATTCGGATAATAATTGATGGCGCGCGTCAATCTTCTCGGGGGAGCTTACCAGTCCCGGAGCCTGATTTCGGCTGCGCAGCGCAGCATAAATTTGTACCCCGAAAATAATCCGCCAGAAGGCCAGCCGCCGGTTCCGGTCACGCACTACCCGACGCCAGGTCTGCGCCAGGTTTCGCAGTCGCCAATCGTCGGCCGACAGAGAGCATCCTATCGCGCCACCAATGGCGATCTCTACGTCGTCACCAATGGCCCAGCAAATAGCACGGTCTTTTTCGTCTCTTCGACTTACGTCTGGACTACGCTCGGCACGATCCCGCTCGGTCTAAACCCGGTGGTATTCTCGGATAATGGTCTGGCCATCGTCATCGTCGATGGGACGGCTACGAGTTACGCCATCGACATGGCGGCAAAAACCTTCGGGACGATCAGCGCGACGAACTTCTTCGGCGCTACTGGCGTCACCTATCTCGACACGTT